ATGCGATTTGCTATCGATGTGGCTACCCAGATCAACGCGAAGACAATCGTTGATTGGGGATGTTCAGATGGCTTCATCGCACTTCCGCTCGCCAAAACCACCGGAGCCCACGTCACAGGCTTCGATCTCGACCCTAGATGTATTGAGCTGGCGACACTACGAGCTGAGAAATGGGAGGTGGATGCCCGTTTCGAAGTCGGTAATGTTGATCAGATCGGAGGATGGGAAGGCGAAAAAGCTGACCTTGGAGTCTTCTTCGAAGTCATCGAACACGTCGTAGATCCAGCGGAGACGTTGGCGAAGGTCGAGAAGACGGCGAACCGGATCATCATGACGACCCCCTACCTGTCATGGGAAGGCGGACGGATCGAAGCTTGGGATAGACTCGAACCGAAGGGTCATCTGAGGATCATGGATCAGTTCGACATGGAGCGCCTCCTGTGGGACAGGGGCAAGATCCACCAGCTCTATCGAGAACCATGGGGCGCCACAGGTTGGCTGTTCGTCGACTACGAACCTGGGGTGAAGTATGACAAGCAGGTCATCATCGCCGCCAATGGAGCTCCAGAAGTCTGGAATCCTAGAAGCTTTGGGACAGGCGGGTTGGGTGGCTCGGAGACTGCCGTCATTCGCCTGGGGGAGGAACTCGCAAACGCGGGTCACCGAGTTCACGTCTATTCCCAGATCGATGAGCCCGGCTACTACAACGGAGTCGGATATCGTTCGAATGATCACTTCCGAGCAGAGATTCCTAGTGATCTATTCATCGCCTGGCGAGCCCCAGAGATGGCGGACTGGAACCCGGAAACCAAATGCTTCGTCCTCTGGATGCACGATACAGATGCCGGTGATCGACTGACTCCAGAACGGGCTCGGCGGTTCAATGCAATCGTTGTTCTTTCCAAGTGGCATAAGCAGTTCATGATCGAGAAATACCCCTTCATCGATCCCGAGAAAATCTTCGTGATCGGCAATGGGGTTGATATTGAACGGTTCGCCGAGCCTGTGGAGAGGGAGCCGCATCGAGTCATCTATTCGTCATCGCCAGATCGTGGACTCGACCTGATCATGGAGTACATCTGGCCGAAGGTCATCGAGGAGGTTCCAGACGCCGAGCTTCATATCTATTACGGCTGGAAGAACTTCGATATCTTCGCCGACGCTTTTCCGCATCTAAGAGAGTTCCAGAACAAGATCCTGTCTCAGATCGCTCAGACCAGGAATGTGATTCAGCATGGGAGGGTGAACCAGCAGGAACTCGCCGATGCCTTCAAGCGATCGTCGGTCTGGCTCTACCCGACCTACTTCACGGAGACGTATTGCATCACTGCCGTTGAAGCACAGCTCGGTGGTGCAATCCCGATCACGAACAATCTGGCGGCACTTGAGGAAACTGTCGGGTCAGGCTTGATCCTTTCACAGGATGTTCGCAACCCGGAGGTACTTCAGGAATACGCGAACGCTGTGATTAAGACTCTGAAGACGCCCCTCAGTGAACGGGCGCAAATCCATGAGCAGGTGATAGCCAATGTTCCAGCAAAGTCATGGGATTGGGTTGCCCGACAGTGGCGGGCGTTGTTTCTTCAGAAAGGAGAGCTAACTCGTGGCGAACGTCCTGTACGACGTGGGCCGGAACTACTTCCTGAACGGGTCGATTAACTGGCTGACCGCTCCGATCCGGGTTGGCCTCCTCTCGATCTCTAACCAGCCCACCGCCTATGTGTTCAATGCTTCGTTGGACACGGTCTATGCTTCAGTTCCAACGGGTGCCCGAGTCGGGTTCTCTTCTGCATCTCTAGGAACCAAGACAGCTACTTCCGGGATCGCGGACGGTGCTGACTCGGTCTTCTCTGCAGTTTCTGGCCCAACCGTTGGCGCGATTGTTGTCTTCGCTTCAACTGCCACAGCCAACGCTTCTGACTGGCCTCTGATCGCCTACATCGACACGGCGACCGGGATGCCTGTGGGACCGAACGGCGGTGACATCACGGTTCAGTGGGACAACACCACTAACCGGATCTTCAAGCTCTAGGGAGTAGTGGAGTGGCTGGCGAGGTCAAGCATTCATTCACAAGTGCCAAATCAGATGGGGGCGATGCCACACTGGTCAAGCCTAGTGATTGGAACGCCAGCCACAATACTACTGAAACTGATGTGAATAGACGTCTGGCTCCTGATGGTGCTGGCGGCCTCATGTTCGCTAACGACTCAGCTGTTCTCGCGGCCGGCAAGATCTACGCCGCTGCCAACTTCCGGTAGGAGTAAGCATGGCCGCAAACACTTCTCCAGTCTTTGAGAAGGATCCTATCAGCTACGGTATCACGTATGTGAATGCCGATAGCTCACCAACCAAGAAAGATCTAGTTCCCACCGGTGGAGTGCCGACGGAGGGAAGTAGAGTCGATCAGATTACTATCACCTCGGACGATACCTCTGCTAGAGTGATCAAGTTTTATGATCATGATGGATCTGTCAGTTACCTGATTGGATCGGTCAACGTTCCCACGTTGGCGGGTACAGATGGATCTACGGCGCTGGTTGATGCAATGACAACTCTGGCTCCGGCACTCGGTTATATCACCCTGATGTCGGGACATAAGCTGCAAGCAGAGAACGCGACAACCATCACTGCGGCGAAGACGGTTACGATCGTTGCCCGTGGTGGTAAGTTCACTGCCTGATGCCTACTCTTCCTAACCCCCGCGGCGGAGCTTTTGGGGGTGCTTTTGGACAGGGTAGACTTCAGCTTATGGTGAAGGACGTAACTGGTCCACCAAGCGGAACACCACCAGTTGGTGGACCCTACGTTGCCCGAGATCGTTTAACTGGAAACTACTACGCGTTCGTCAATGGGTACTGGTTTGGTGCACTTGGCTCGACCTCGCCAACTGTGCTCCAGGTGGTAGGAACTGCTGGTGGTAGTGGTGCTCAACCAAGCATTACACTTCCGCAAGCTGTGACTCCTAATAACAAGATCCTCTACGTTACCAGTAGAGCCAGTACACCCACAGGGGATTCACCCAGTTGTACGGGCGTGACATTTCAAAGGGTGATCAGTAACATCGGGCCAGCTAACGGCTGTGTGATTGAAGTTTGGCTTGGGCTGATTGCTGCTGGTGCTAATAACGTGATCCAGTCAGCTTGGACAGGTGGAAACTGGACCACGATCTGGGCTATGGAAGTGAAGGATTTGGCGGGAATCCAAACTGACGGACCAACAGCGAAAGGCGCCACAGAGCCTTCAACTACTAATAGCTTGAACTTGGCTCAACCTTATGCAGGTAAGTTAGCCATCGCTTCTTGGAAGGGTGGAACTGGTGGTGGAGCTACAGCGACGCCTCCAGCAGGCTGGACTACGATGGGGAATGCATCCACAGATGGAAACGCTTGCTACAAAATCACACCGCCGATTTCTTCCATCTCTGCCGCTTTCAGCGTCGGAACCAGCGCAGGTGGAGTTGATCTGTTAGCAATCTTTATCTAGTTCCAGACCTATGACAGCCGCCTAGGAAGGGATTTACGATGGGGTTTAACCTCGTAGGTTCTGTCGGCGCGGCATCACAGGGCGCAGTCAATACCGCAGTTACCCCTGCTTGGGGAGCTGGTGAGAACCGGGATGCTGGTCATCTTCTTCTCCTCTTCGTCTCCGTCACAGGCGTTGCTACAGCTCCGGCAGCAATCTCGGGTTGGACGCTAGATTCCGCAACTGGTACAAGCTGCGCGGTTGGTCTCTACAGGAAAGTTGCCACCGGGGCGGATGCTGCTCCAACCGTTCCAGCCATTCCTTCTGGTATCATCGCGGCCCATCTCGAGGAGTGGACAGGACAAGCTCCATCTCCAGCAGCAGACCAAGTCGGTAACGCTTCAGGAACTACTAGCCCAACGACCGCTACTCTAGCAGCTGCTAACGCGGATGTCAATGAATTGGTGGCGATGGTTGGAGCAGACTTCCGGTCTGTGGCCAGAGCTAGTAATGATACCTGGACTTCAAACCACGGAACACCGACGCTTCGAGCATCGAACAATGGCGTCTCTTCAGTAAACCACTACAGTCATGCGACGCTGATCTCTAACAGCGCGGCTTCAGCTGATACTGCTATCCAGACGTTGTCGATCACGACATCGATCACAGGTCTGGTAGTTCTTGCTCGTTCTTTCAAACTGAATGAACTCAATCCTAGCGCGATCAGTTCAGCGGAGGCCGTTGGTTCACCGACGGTAGTTGCTGGTACAGCACGGATCTCTCCGTCTTCAATAGCTTCCGCTCAGGCAGTTCCGCGTCCACGACTGCAGCCACTTTCAGCATACTTCAATGCTATGCTGGATTTGGTGCCGCACGCTCATTGGCGACTAGGTGAAACTTCGGGAACCGTCGCGGCAGATGCCAGTGGAAATAATCACCCTGGTACAATCAACAATGGTTCGTCCGGGGTAACGCTCGGTGTTACTGGTCTAATCGCCGGTGATACTGACAAGGCGATGACCTTCCCAGGTCAGTTCGATCTGATCGATGTCTTTGGCTACACTCCGCCGACGGCAGCGATCACGATGGGCGTCTGGATCAAAGGCACAGCCTTTGGTGCATTCGCCGGACTCATGGGTTGGTGGGACGGTGGATCCAGTGGCGTAGTTATCGACGTTAACGGTGCTGGTGGTGGCGGCTCGAACATTGAGGCGCGCCTCAACGGTAACGTCCTCGGAATCAATCCGTCAAACTATAACGACGGCACCAAACATCTTGTAATCCTTACATGGGATCCCTCTGGGGCTGGGATCTATAATCTCTACTTCGACGGTGTTCTAGCTAATGGTCCGTTTCTAGTTGCTGGGCCGATCGTCTATCCCGGCAGCGGGAACTTCATCATCGCCAATACCGCGAACGCGTCAAAACCTGGCCTCAACGCAACCCTAGACGAACCATTCGTCCTCGACTATGCGCTGTCGGACGCCGACGTTCTTAATCTGTGGACACTTGGTTCATCCAGTGGACTGACCATCTCACCGTCTGCTATCGCAAGTGCAGAGGCAGTTGGTTCACATACTCTGCGACCAGGTAGTGTTACTATTCAGCCGACCGCCATTGCTTCCGGTGAAGCACTAGGTGCGGCAGTACTCCAGGCAACCAACAACATTCTACCGAGTGGCATCGTTTCTGCCGAGGCCGTCGGTACTCCGGTTGTAGTTCACGGTGGAGTTAACATCCAGCCGACCTCGATTGCTTCTGCGGAAGCTTTTGGTACGGCTGTTATCACCACCGGCAACGTTAACATTCAGCCCACCTCGATTGCTTCTGGGCAGGCACTTGGGGCGGTAGTTCTTGCAGCTGGGAATGCTAACATCCAGCCCAGTGGGATTGCCTCAGCCGAGGCTCTCGGGGCAGTTGTTCTTTCGAAGGGCAACGTTAACATTCTTCCAGCGGGCATCACTTCAGCTGAGTCCGTTGGAACTCCAACTCTTGTTGTTTCTGGTGCCGTAGCTCGTACCATTCTTCCGACGGCAATCGTTAGCACGGAAGTAGTTGGCTCACCCACTCTTCTGCCCGGTTCAGTAGTCATCGCCCCTGTGGGGATTGTGACTGGGGAAGCTGTTAATTCCCCAATCCTCAAGGTTAACGACTACGTTCTCCCTAGTTCAATCAGTGAACCAGGTGGAACTGGTGGGGCCGATGGGTTCCAGCTAGACGCCTTCCAGACCGATACCTTCCAAGAAGGTGGCGGTGGATCTGCTGTTGGAACACCAACGCTGGTAGTTTCCAGCCTTGGTAGAACTATCCAGCCAGCGTCGATTGCTTCTGGCGAAGCAGTTGGTACACCGGTTGTCATTGCAGGTAACGTCAACATTCTTCCATCTGGGATTGCCAGTGGTGAGGGTGTTGGTACTCCTACCGTCGTTCATGGCAACGTTAACATTCTCCCAACCGGCATCGCCAGTGCCGAAGCAGTCGGTACTCCGGTTGTTCTGCATGGCAATGTTAGCATCCTCCCATCTGGGATTGCCAGCGCGGAAGCGGTAGGTTCTCCAACTCTTGTCGGGGCTGGAACATTCATCCAGCCGACAGGAATTGCTAGTGCCGAGGCTGTTGGAACGCCGACAGTCGTTCATGGCAACGTTAACATTCAACCAACAGCGATTGCTTCTGGTGAAGCAGTTGGTACTCCAGTCGTTCTGACTGGCAATGTAAACATCCTTCCGACGGGTATCACTACTGGTGAAGCCCTAGGAACGCCGGTTGTTGTTCACGGCAACGTTAGCATCCTGCCGCCGGGGGTCACTTCAGCTGAGGCAGTTGGAACACCGACAGTTGTCGCTACGGCGAACATTCTGCCAGGCTCCATTGCTTCGGCTGAAGTCGTTAACAACCCGGTAGTTGTCGCAGGCAACGTCTTCATCCAACCGTCAAGCATCGCCAGCGGCGAAGCGGTTGGGACTCCGATTCTCTCACAGGGTGCTGGGCTTACCTTCATCCTGCCAAGCTCGATCGGTCCGGGTGAAGCACTCGGTACCCCGATCATCGTCAGGACTCTAGCACCGACAGCTATCTCCAGTGGAGAAGCCCTCGGAACCCCTGTGGTGGTTGCTGGACAGGTTCTTATCCTGCCCGGTGGAATTCCCACAGGAGAGTCGGTCGGTATTCCAAGCATCATCTCTGGTGCTGGGCAAATCCTTCCGACTGCCGTTCCGTCGGCTGAAGCGTTCGGAACACCGACTCTCATTCCTGGTCTAGTTAGGATCCTCCCCACTGCGGTTCCAACCGGAGAGGCCCTGGGAGCTCCCACTCTCACGGGTAGTGCGAGGATCATCCCAACCGCAATTCCCACCGGTGAGGTACTCGGAACACCGAGCCTCATCGCTGGGGTTGCGGCAATTCTCCCAGGCGGCATTCTGTCTGCGGAGGTGGTAGGGACCCCCCTACTTACCACCTCCGCCAAGATCCTTCCAACTGGCATCTCCAGCGGGGAAGTTCTTGGCACTCCATCACTTCTGGCTGGCAACGTCAACATCTTGCCAGGTGGAATTCCAACCGGCGAAGCAGTAGGAACACCTTCTCTCGTCTATGGCGCTGGGTTCATTCGTCCAGTTGCTATCGACACAGCGGAAGTAGTCGGTACACCTACCCTCATCCCAGGCACCGCAAGGATTCTTCCTTCTGCAGTTCCGACCGGTGAGGCGCTAGGAACGCCGATCCTCAAAGCAACTAATGTCATTCTGCCGTCCGGCATCTCGTCAGGTGAAGCTTCAGGCTCCCCGACGGTTCTACACGGCGCCGCGACTATTAGTCCCACATCTGTTGGGCCACAGGAGGCCCTGGGCACGCCCACGATCACCACGGGCGGCCGAGTTTTCCTGCCATCTGGCATTACGTCGGCAGAGATCCTCGGCCTGCCAAGGCTGGTCGTTCAGACCATCATTCAACCAGAGGGCATCGCACCTGCCGAGGCACTGGGCTTCCCACGTCTCATCCCAGGTATGGTGGTCATCTACCCAGGTGGCATTCCATCCGGAGAGGTGGTTGGAGATCTTCATCTCAGCGGCCAGAGGATCAGCTGGCGGTTCGTCGGACGAACACCCAACTGGAGAACCACCTCGGCTGTGGGTGATGAACAGGTTCAAGATAAGTTCGGTCGTCCCAGCACTACCGGTGGGGTGGCAGTTCAGGACAAGTTCGGTAGACCGAAGAGGCGGGAAGGTGAATGACTCTTTCTGATATCGACGCCGTTCGCCTGAAGACCTCTGACCGTAGTACCATCACGCGGGAATCTTCCGTTGGTGATGGCGAGACAATCTACTACAAGTTGTCTCACGCGAACGTTCTTACCTCCCCTGACATTCAGATCTTTGCCGATGATGTTCCAGTAGTATCGGGATTTGCTGTTGACTACCGGAATGGGATTGTGACCTTCCTCGGACCACATTCCATCGGGGTTAACGTAGATTTCGTTTACTACTGGAGCATCTTCAGCGACGAAGAGGTCGAGTACTTCCTCAGTGAGGGAGGCGGGAATGTCACTATCGCTTCCGCTAGGCTACTCCTGGCGATTGCTGCCGATGCCGCGAAAGTCGCCCAACGCGAGTCGATGGCAGGGGGTGGAGGTCTCGGATCCGTCTCCATCGACACATCCGTCGCCGCCCGTGAACTTCGCAACACCGCACAAGCACTCCTCCAGATGGAGAAGGACATCTCCACGTCGGTACCAGCCGAGGGGATTACGGAACCGGCATGGACGGAGTTCGGAGTCAGAGATTCGCTAGAGCAGCATCTCATTCGTGAGAGCTAGCCATGTTCCAAGAAGAAGTCGCTCAACTGACCGCCGACCATCTCAGACTTCATCTGCCTGATGAGTTCGCCGTTCTTCAAGCCCGCTACCCAGACGCGATTAAGCTTCAGTTTCCTAAGGCGATCGAGACAGCTAACCTTGTTGGTGGGGTTTACAACGCAGCTACTGGAAACATGCCCGCCTATGCGGTGGATGTTATCAGCAAGGCGTTTGATAGCGTCACCCCCGACGGCCTGTGGCTATTCGCCTACGATGGGCACATCGCCGGCATCGTAGAAGCCAACGATGAGAAAAGCTGCAACGCGATCATTAAGAGGCATGAACAGGCATGCGAGGAATTCGTCCGTAAGCACCAGTTCATGCATCAGGTCGAGAGCGTACTGGGGAACGACTTCTCTATCGTTGGCCTCAACTTCGGAGGAGCGGCCTTCTCTGGAGCAGAGATGATCGAGGAGAAACAAAGCAGACAGAAGTGGATCGCTGGGTTCCGGATTGATCTAGTCTGGACTACCAGTGAAGCTGGACCGGATCAACATGGCTAGTCCATTCATCTCATTTCGAGTTACGGGGGTTCCACAAGCCCAGGCGCAGACGAAGCGGTTCGCTCAAGTCTCCGTCCAGGAACTGCAAGAAGCCACTAAGGATCGTGCCCGCCAGACCGTCTTCAGGTTCAAAGAAGAGATGGGCGCTGCCTATCGAAGTCAGTGGGCCACAGGCGAGCTGGCAAAAGGGATTACGTTCAAATCCAGAGCTACTCCAGATGGCATGGAAGTTAACTTCTTCATCGCCGAACGACGAGAACTACGGTTCGTCACAGCCATGATGGGAGGTCACTTCCGTCACTTCCCTGTGGCCCCGTTCGTGATCGTTCCTAAGTTCAAGAAGTTCCTACTCCTTCGTTTCCCATCGGGATTCTCTCGTCGGTTCATTCGGGGATCGAAGGGACAGTTCGCTGGTTCACAACCTAGCGGTGGAGGTGAAGACGGAGAGGGAGTTCCCGGGATCTTGGTGAAGCGGGTCATCTGGGGTAAGAAATCTGGTGGGTTCCACAGAGACGTGATAAGTGAGGTGGCGGAGTCAGAAGCGCAGTTCTTTATCGGTGACGTAACCGCAGCGGTGAGCGCGGCGATCACCAAAACCATGCGTCGGAAGTAGGAGGATCCAGTGTCCCAGAGGCAGGTCCTTGAAAACAGCATCAACCTGCTGAACACTCTTCGCGGTCCAGCTAAGATCCTCATCGGTGGATCTGGACTGCCCATGCCGACTAGGATCGAGAACGTTATCGATCCGAGTTCAGGGGCACCAGCTGCGAGTTGGGTTGCTCTCGGCCTCACACGAGGCGGCATCAACGTTGTCAAGAATCTCGACATTGCCATCCGTGACGATGTGGACCAGATCCTTGGCGCCTATGATCAGGACATCACTGATCGCAACTACCAGGTGACTACTCAGCTGGCGGAAGTTCTTGCCAGCAGCGACCAGATCGCATACGCGATGGCGTTCGATATGTCACCGACCATCGTCGTTGGTTCTGGCGCTACTCAGATCATGAGGTTCCTGGACGACGGGGCGAACAAGACTCCAGAGCTTCGCGTTGCAGTTATCTTCCCGAAGGCTGCCGCCGGTAAGCTCCTCGCGTTTGTCTTCCGTCGTGCAGCTGTCTCTGGTGGTGAGAAGACCTTCCGCTTTGACAAGTCGGATCCCGCCAGTCCGCCCCTCGAGTTCCGTGCTTTCCCGGAGATCGCTACCACGATTGACACGCGGGATTCCTACGGTCGACTCTACGAGCACAACTAGTCATGCCTGAAGCGCGGCACGCATTCAAGCGGGAAGCCATCGAGGTGCAACTCACCGCGGATGATAGCATCTTGGTGGATCCTATTCCATGGGAACAGCGCAATGACTTCGGAGATGAGGTTCTACGTCAACACGTAGAAATCATGAACGAGGCCGTTCGACTCTACGTTGATCCAGATACTGGGGTGCCACAGCTGGAGGCTAAGCTGGCTGAGAAGTTCAGCGACCCCCAGAAGCTCTTCGAATTAGGATTGACGGCACCGGCCTTCGAGAAGGTAAAAGGTCGATCACTCTATATGAATCAGATCGTTGCTATTCTGGACGCGATCTGTGAGGTCAACGATCTAGTTCAGTTGAGGCCCTTACTCGACCCAAACTCGACGACCCCGACGATGCTTGGTGGAGTTCTATCCGAGCTGCTGTCGGGGATGGAGACGACGAGTTCTCAACCAGAAGAATCTGGTCCAAGCTCCTCCTCCGAGGATTCGAACGAGACGTTATCAGAAGTCTCACCTATCCCGAACTGAAAAACATTCTCGAGGAAATCGTCAACCTCGAGATAGAGGAACGCAGTTGGGAGTTGGCGCTCAAGGCCGACAACCCTGTGGACGCTTACAAGCAACTACAAGAAGCTAACCGCATCGGCAGAAACGGTGATGATGTGGATGAGCTTGAAAACAAGGATTGGCTGAGGGCGACGTGACCTTCTCTACTAGAGGCCAACCGCGTCTCGGTCAGAGCTCGCCTGCCCTTACTTCACTCGGGGCAGTTGGTGGCGCGAGAGGTACTGCCGCTGGTGCACTTCGGATCTTCGTAGAGTTCCTTACGACTTATGATCGCAAGGAACTGGAGACTCTGAACGACGACCTTCGTCAGATTGACCACGCATCCAACAACTCTGCCAAGGCTGAGGAAACTAGGCAGAAGCGTCTGACCAAGATCAAGAATGATCTTGCAGAGTCGGAGCGGATTGTTCGCGGAAAACTGAATACAGAACTTAGATCTGACCTCAAGAAGATCGAGGAACTGGAGTCATCTCGTTCCAAGACCAATCGAGCTCTGGGTGCGCAGGAGCGACAACGCTTCAATCAGACGGCCAAGAGTTTGGGCTTGACACAGACCGAGCTTCAACTCATTGCGAAGCGGAGTGAGCTGACAAAAGAACAGGGTGTTCTTACCGCTCGTCAAGCCGCCGCAGAAGAGGGACAGCTTAGTCGTGCTCGAGAACGAGCTCAGGTAGAAGGTCAGCTCAGTAAGATCCAGGCAGGGCGGGCATCACTTGCCCCGAAGCTGGCTGGACTTGCGATTGGCGCCGTCGGTGGTATCGTCGGTGGCGCCATTCTTGGTGTAGGTTTTCAGCTTGCACAGACGGCACTGGAGAAGATTGGCGACGTCATTCAGGATGTCATTGATCCTAGTCGTCACGCGAAAGAAGCGATTGATCAGCTCGGTCAGTCGGTTCTTGAGTTGGCCCGAAACTCTGGGTTGACTCTCTTTGAAGCTGCGACTCAGAAAGCTGACGAGCTGGGGCTTGCGTCTGATAAGACTGCGGTTTCTTTGCTTCAGCAGTTCGCGGCCCAGAAGAAGGCGAACGACGCCGTAGCCGAATATGTCCAGTTCGCAGAAGCCGCCGCTCATCCACAGGCCACAGAAGCGGATAACATTGAGAAGGTCCGCAAAGCACTGGTTAAAGAAGCTGCCGCACGCACGGACGCAATGATCCAGCGGGACAGGGAAGCTGGAGTTAACATTGCGAACACCGAGTATCTGGCTAAGCTTCCACTCCAGATCCGTACCGTAAATGGCGAAGTTGTCCAGATGATCGATGGACAAAACTCATTGACCTTGGCAACTTCTCAGTACAACGAAATCACCCAAGCCAATACTCGAATTCTCAATGAGAATGTCGAGGCTCGCCGGCGACAGGCAGATGCTGCTGCGCTTCAAAGGATCCAGCAAGATACCATCAATAACGCGATTGCGGCATCAGGTGAAGCAGCCACTGGTAGGATTGATTCAAAGATCGCGGCCCTTGGCAATGCTGGACCGAGTGCAAGAACCCGGCGACTGCAGGGGGCTCTTGATCGTGCCTCAGGTGGAGGTGGCAAGGGTACCCGTGATGCTCTTCGCAATATCGCAGAAGAGAGGGCGCTGATCCTTCTGCGAATGCGACTGAGGTTGTTGGGTACTGCCATCAATCTTGAGAAGTACAGCGGCAAGTTCTTGCTCGAAGCCATCAATGCCAAGATCGCCGCGATCGAGAAAGAAGGACAAGCACAGGCTCACCTCAATCGTCAGCTGGATCTCCAGTTTAAGATGTCTCAGATCATTCGCCGTCAGAACGGTGAGTCAATCCGTGACTTCCTTGAGCGGAGAGCACAGGAACAGCGACAGCAGCTTTCTGAACAGCGTGACCTCGATCGTGAGTCTCAGCTTACCAAACTCCAGGAGAAGCAGCAGGAAGTTCAGGACATCGTTGCTCTTCAGGAACTGGAGCAGCGGAAACTGGCGACACTACGAGATAGGGATACCGCTAACCATCTCGATAACTTGCAGAAGCAGTTGAAGGCAAGCCAGAAGCACGACCAAGAAGTTCTTGAGTCGAAGCGACGGGCACTCGAGAAGGAGAAGAAGGCAATCCAGGATAAGGTGAGAGAAGCCACTCGACTGGCTAATCAACAAGCCCTGGATGAAACTGCTGCAGCTATCCGAGGGGCTAACAACTTGGAAAAGCTGGAGTCCATCGCTGGTAGAATTGCCGGTCTTCAGCGTGCCAAGGGTGTGATCCAGGGACTCGTAGAAGGCTTCGCCCTGCCACCCTCTGTGGCTGCACCTCTTCTTGCTCGGATCAGTGGGCTGATCGAGAACTTCAATGCCAAAGAGAAGAAGTTCGTTCAGAACATCTACGGTCCTGGGAAGAGAGTTCCATTCGCTAAGGGTGGCGTCATCGATCTGAAGAATTCGCGGTCGCCATTCGGTAGCAACATCGGACTCGGTGAGCAAGGCTCAGAGCTGGGTGTCGTTCTTTCAAACCGCGTTACCCAGCAGCTGAAGCAACAGCAGCAGATGACCGAGCAGATCGGTCCCTTCTACTTCGACCGTTCCGACGACAGACTGGGTGATGAGTACCGGATGAAGAAGATGGTCCGAGAAGCTGTTGCTGAGGCACTGCGATGAGCGCACCAAATCCCAACATGATCATCCTGTCTCACGCAACCTACGTTGGGGCTTCCGGTGCCACAGCCGCGGCGACGTATGCATTCATGACGAAGGGATACAAGCCACCTTCTGAGTCGCGGTATTTAGATAAGGATGTCGTCAAGAATCAGAATGGTCAGTTCAAGTACGTCTATGACAACGGACCTGGGTTCCGTGCTTGGAGTCCATTCCAGGTCATCTGTGAAAATTCATTCACGCAGATCACAGGTGCTGTAGCAGCTACTCAGTACGCACGACTGAGAAGGTTCTGGGTCCATCCCGGTCTGCTTAAGATGCAGGCCCCCGATGGGACATACGACGTTCACTGGTCAGGGTCGGATCTTGACCAGGCTTTCAAAGTCTTCCCTCACCAGGTCGGAGACGTGATTGAGTATGATGTGACTATCCAGTTTGAGGAAGGAACACCATGAGCGGCAATACCAACTTCCCCACCTCACTGGATGACAATACATCACTTCAGGAAGTCACCGACGGAGTTTCGGGTCTTCTAGCTTCCCACCACAATAATCTGAAGGAAGCAGCGAAGGCGATCGAGGCGAAGGTTGGTATCTACAATACCGCAGTAGCAACCTCGCTGGACTATCGACTCGGACATCCTAGTTCTGGACACATCCACAATGGGGCTTCTGGGCAGGGACCGAGGCTTTCTGCGAGTTCGATCGACGGAATTGCAAGCATCACCAGTGGAGCTGGTAGACATGTCATCGAAGTTGGTGACAACTACTCGTGGGCATTGGTGGCCAGTGCCATCTTTCATCCCATCATTCTGCCACGTACAATGTGGCTGGAAGCCATCGAGATTGCCGCCTTTCGCGGTCCATCTGGTGGAACAACCGTGTTTGATGTTAATATTGGAGCCACCTCCCTGTGGTATGCCTCCCAAGGTCTTCGCCCAAGATTGGGACCCACAGCCGGCGCAGTCTACTTCACCCATGGTAGCGTTAACTACGTCACAGGTGTTTCTGGAGCTTTGGTCACTGTTGACCTGGATGTAGTTGGTTCCAGCCAAGCAGTTGATCGTCCTACCCTCATGCTAGTGTTCAGAGAGCAGTAGAATGCCGGGAACTGTCTACTCTGGGTTCACGCTCTACGGATCACCAACTGCGTTGTATGGACGAGCAAGTGCTCAGCTTCTTAACGCCCAGGCACGGAAGGTTCGTGAAACCGGTCTATATGCCCAGGTGATTGACGAGGGACTGAACGCCTGGGAATACGTCACTGGTGTTCATAGTCAGCCTGCTGCAGGATTGGGTCGTGGATTTTACAAGCCCGCGAATGGAACTTACCACCAGTGGGAACCAGATTTCTGGTCTTATCGTGGAGCAGGTTGGTTCTGTGCCCTCACCAACGGCACTATCATTCGTCTCCGACAAGGCGATCCGTCCAACATCAGCGATCGTCAACTCTGGATACAAACAATCACTGACCCGACCAATCTCTCACAATGGACCTCCTGGTCAGTTCTCTACTCCGGCACCCACTACGGCACCCCTGTGGTTCAAGAGTCGCTGACTCCGAACGTCTACAATGTTTACCATTGTAAGATTGATGGGCTTTACCGGAATAACGTCAAGATGATTGACAATGATGAACTGAACTGGTATGGGGATACGCCTCCGCATGCGATGTACTGGCGCCCAGTCGTCAACGCGGCGAACATGGGTTGGGTCCAGACCATCCGCCGTGACGAGTATGATCACCATCGAGTCATCGATTCATTCTTCATTGAAGACCTGCAATCCTACAGTAGTTACGATGCAGAACCAGATAACGGTCTGAACTACGCATGGCATCGTCAGACGCTGACGGCGTACCTGAGTGGTTCAACTGTTCATGGGATCTTCGCTGCGCCGCTCTATACAGATCCCCGTGATTCGAACGGTGGTACTGTCCTCGCTTCATTCACGAAGGATCTACTCCTTCCAGATCACTCATCTACCTCGACTCTACGGAGCTTCAGGGGTATCGGGGGTGGAGCAGGTAACAACTATCTGAGTGGCGTTAAGCTTACCCTGGGGGGCGATGGGTACTACTACCTCTTCGCGTACGAGAACCATGGCCCTTACAAGAAGGCTGATGAACCAGACACGTCGCTTGGTTATGGTTTCCCAGTTTGGCAACGATCTAAAGACTTCGTCAACTGGACCGAACCAGTAATCGGACCCCCCATCCACAGTGCTTGGGGTGGGACAGGGATGATTGAGGTAGACGACTACGCCTACTTCGCGGACGGTGAGGTTGTATATCGCCGGCCGTTGGAGATTCAGTACTACGATATCTCCAACTATATTCCATCTCTGAACTTCGAGTTGCCTCGAGACAATCAACCTGCCTCTGGGGTGATTCAGGTTGCAAATCCAGCGGGTGTAAACGATTTCCTGCAAGATCTTTCTGATAGAGAGATTGAGATCTATCCTGCCATCAGGTTGGAAACCGGCGCTTGGGAGTATACTCAGTTCGATCGGTTCTTCATTACCCAATGCAATCGATCTATCAACGGCAATTCGAATCGACTTGAAATGGCGATCAGCAATATCTGGGGCCGTCTAGATAACACCATGCGTGATGTTATCAACTTTGTTGGTCGTACAACATGGGATGACTGGTCTACCGGAAAGCGGAACGAGCCATTCAACTACTTCTTCGCGACGGACACCCACCCGACTGTGGATGACGAGAATCGGTTGTACACACGAGGCATCGTTCTTTACACTGGGTGGAAGGGTCATAATCCAGACATCACCGTCACCTTCCAAGCTGACACAGGCTATGGTAGGGTGATCACTAGGTATCAGGATAAAGATAACTACTTCTACGTTGAGGTAAACGCCGGTACTCTGAATGTGTATGAACGTAAGGCTGCAGTCAACACCCTTATGATCAGCACCGGTATCGGTACTCCTTCGGTGTATAAGATCCGAGTCCGGTGGCGTTGGACCTACCTCCAGATCTGGGTGAACGATAGTCTGGTCATCAATAACTTCACAGTCGATAGCAAGGTGAGGAAGCAAGGGTACGCTGGTTTCGCAGCGACTCGTGGGAAGTACAAGATCCTAAACTTCCATCTAGAGGACTGGGAAACTGATCTCAACATGGAAGACCTGATCCGTCAAGCATTGGCGATGGGTGACTTCCACGATGTTACCGTCGGTGGTGGGGATGCTAAGGCATATGCGCTAAGCTGGGGACCCCAAACTGACAACGACACCCCAGCGAAGGCGCTACAGACAATCCTCGAGACTCAGAAGCTACAACTTGCTTGGATCAACAATCGCGTCCAGGTGGGTAGGTTCAACGATGTGGACCCAGTTCGTACCATTGTGGATACGATCATCGAGTCCGAGGAAGTTGATGAGGCTAAGCGCCGGATCAATCTCGTTGCCATCGACGGTAATGACAAGTTCTGGCTCGAGGTTGATACGACCGACGCTGGCCGGCGAGGTCGTATGATCAATGCCTACTTCGACTTGCCCGAGTTGCTGTATCAGGATGACGTAACACAACGGGCGCGTGAGGAGTTGAAGCGAGCAGCACAGGGCTCTAGCCCCGGTGGAACTACTCCACTCTACTTCGATCTCTGGCGAATGGATGCGGTGACCTGGATTGACAACGCCGGCAACGAGCAGGTTGTTCGCATCGAGGGCTTCTCTGTGGATATCGATCAGAGTGTAAAGCCGCATCAGCGCATGACGTTCGACACAAGCGAATACTCGCAGAGCTCAGACGACGGCTTGATGGAGCCAGACGAATGAGAAGAGTAGTCAAGATCAAGCGCCTCGTTCATGAGGTATCCCCGAGTAAACAACGGATCTATCGTGGCACTCTTTCAGAAGAGTACGATGGGATTGGTCAGTACGTGATGGTGGCCCTTGCTGGTTCATCTATGAGTTCTGCTTATCGGGCGCGTCTCGCATCAGGTGACTTCGGAACTGGACAGACCATCCCACGTGGCTCCCCCGTCTCGGTGTTCTCCAATCGAGGACAGCTTGAAGTGCTGAGCCTGGGGGCGAAGTGAGACAACTCTACAAGCCGGCGGCATTGCTCCCCACGATCGGGAGCGGGATTTATCGTGGCAGCTTGGCGGAGCCCTATGATGGGATCGGCCAGTATGTCATGGTAGCTCTTGCCGGCTCGTCGTTGTCAGCTGCCTATCGGGCTCGGGTTGCCACAGGCGATTTTGGTGGGGATAGGACTTTCCCTCGTGGAACACCTGTTACGATTGTTTCCAATCGGGGCAACATTGAGGTCTTCCTAGGGAACCTTGCTAATCGTTGTAAGATTACTTTCCCGATAGATACTGATCCCGGTGAGGGGTTTGGTCCAGTGGTTGGGGCTCCAGCGAACCCAGACTTCCCGGATTGGTTGATGGAGAACTGTGAGCCACCGGATGACTGGTGGCGCGGTTCTCTTCCGTCTGTTCTTTATGTTCAAGACGGGGAAGCCATCATCGATTTGTTAACTAATCCAGGGTTCATTAACGATGATCCTTGGATCTGGTATCGGACTGGAGATAACAGCGACGAATTCACGGTCGGAGATGATAAGATAGAGTTCTTAATCAATCTGACAATTGAACTGCCTACTCATGTTCTTGGAGATTCTGCTAGTCCACAGATTGACTTCTACTGGTCCTCTGATGATAGGATTGGTGGGGTCGGAGTAGTGGGGGATGCATACTATCTCACACTGGATTCTAGTGAGGTGGGTAGTTTTGGATTAGGGAAGCCACAATATCCTAACATGCGGGTAGGTTTCTTCGACAATCTTGGGATGGGCTATCCGGGTATTACAGATCTACCTAGTAGCCAGTACCAAGAATACTCTGTTCCAGGTAGTGACGATAAGTGGAACAATGAACTTTTCGTACGGTGGGGCTTGGAACGTCAAGATAACGGATACGCGGTTCTGCACGCTAAGATATGGTTAGCAGATGATGTAGAACCTGATGACTGGCAGGCTTACTGGACTGATCTAGATGATACAAACTGGCGAGGTATGCATACCTTCATCATAGGCCCATATCTTGGAAACCAGGTTGTTACTGGATTTCCGTATCTTCCATCGAAGTACCGAATCAAGTCTATAGAGGATGTATCGAGGAAGCTATGCAAACTTGAAGGCGACCGAGAATCAGATCCTTGTAACGGATAGGAGGCGGCATGGTTTGGTACGTTCAACCACACGTTACTCAGTTCGACGGCTCATGGAACCAATCATCAGCGTGCGTTCCAACGAGCTGCGCAAATGGTGTCGCAGCGCAGAGCGGAGGAACTCGTCGACCATCAGGGGCTACCATCCACGCCCTGATCCCTAAGAGCCATGAAACCGACCCACATGTTGCTGGTTGGTCGATCGTGGACGCCGACCGGGCGATGGCGAAGATCAACGTCGGTTTTACCATTGGTGCAGAGAACTGGACCGCCTTCGACGCGGCGCTCGACGGAGGTCACTACTGCATTCTCCAGGGCGATAGCGACCACTTCAGCAATGCCACTTGTTCAGGTAGGTTCGACGGCGATCACTGTATCGGCGTTAGCCCAAATGTCAAGTTCGTGAATGGCGTCAAGTATCGCTGGATCGATGATCCCATCTGCAAGACTGGGAGATGGGAGAAAGACTCCACTCTTCACGCCTACGCCAAGGACTTCGCAGCCAGAGTCGGTGGTCTCCGGTGGGGCTACTTCACCCATGCTGTGCCCAAGGTCGCCGCACCAGCTCCCAAGCCTCCTACCGTAACTCTCCGCTACGGTGGTGTTGCGTTGCACGGTACTAAGCGTATCGCAGTACCCGCCGGCCGTCAGGCCAATGTTCGAACTCGCCCAACTACCGAAGCTGCGCTGGTTGTTGGTAAGTCCGGTGATCCACTCAACGGCGGTCCTCGCATGTTGAACAACGGGAGGGCCGTTGAGTACTTCCAACGCACCAGTACGGGTCAGCTCCTCGCTGGATCTCGCGTCTGGTACGGGGATCGCACCGGCACCCGTTGGCTCCATTCGTCATCGTTCTAGGAGACATCACATGGCGAACTTCAATTTGACCCTCAGCGGAGAGGGCGACGCAGATGACATCCGGGAAGCATTCAACAGCATTGTGAATGCCATCGAGAGCGTGGCTGGCACCCTCGAGGTCGATGGCGTACCCTACGATGCTGCTGATGTGCCTGAACCGGAGGATGCTGAAGCAGACGACGATGCGACCGACGACACAGCCGAAGCTGAGGATGACGCCTGATGGATACTAGCGGTATCACGTTCGCGTCGCTACTTCAGCCAACCGGTGTAGTGGTCGCAGCGGCGATCATCACTACGTTGGTTCAGCTCATCAAGAGCGTGCTCCCCACAATCGATGCGAAGGTATCGGGAGCGCTGATGGCCTTCGTTCTATCAGCCATCCTGTACATCCTTGCCGGAATCAGCACGTCTGTGGCGACACTGGATGCTGGTCTCCTGATCTTCACAGCGTGGCTGTCATGTGCTACGAGCGCAGTCGGCATCAAGTCAGCAGCCGATCACGTGGTCGCCGTGCAGTCACAACCCCCAGATGCCGGGGGCTAACTAGATGATTGCGAACGTCTCACTGCGATACGTTCGTCAATCCGGTCGAGAATGGTCCCGGCCATCTCGGCTGTAAAGATCACCGTTGCGACGCCGCCCGCGGCGGTGATCTTTTCCATCATGTATGCTTGCATGGCGGTGGGTTTACCTTTCGCATCTCGCTTGACCTCGAAGGCGATGAACCTTCCACGGTAGCATCCTATGATGTCAGGGATGCCAGCGAGTTGCATCGGTGAACCGTGCACCTTGAACCAAAACCCGCCTCTTGATTTGAGCATCGTCATAGTTTTCTTGACGATGACCTTTTCAAGAGGCGGTTTTGGTGTGTTCACCTAGAGGTCGTCGATCCCGATCTCGTCGAGGTCTTCTTCTTCATCCTCGGCTGTGGCGTCGGAAGTGGCCTCTTCCTCGTCCTCATCCTCGGTTGTAGCTTCCCCCGTATCCTCATAGTCAGCCTTCTTGAAGGTGGCCTGAACCTTAGACTTCACCTTCCCGTTGTACTCGTCATCATCAAGTGTGACGCCGAGCGTCGGCTTCTTGGCGATGATGTCAGCGAGGGGGAGCTTGATTGCCGACTTCGGGACCTTGATCCCGCAGTCCTCGAGGAAGTTCCGGAGGTTCCACAGGGCCTCTTCCTTGAGGCTGGTGACGAAGTAGATGACTCCGGCACCCTTGAACTTCTCCGGCTTGATGATCCCGAGCTTCCAGCTGAGATACTTGGAAGTCTCGTCATCCTTCTTGGATCGAAGCTCCACTCCCAGGACCTGAGCGAGATAATCGCCAGGCGGAACGTGAGCGGCGCGACCACCCTCAGTACGATCGCCGACGTTGCTAAAATCGACGGTGAGGACGCTGGGCATCTTACCCTTGACTGGCATTCGGTTCTCCATAGATACGATCCAGAATGTTCTGGAGATTGGGATAAGGTTCTGGCTTCAACCGCTCGATGGCCTTGAGCTGCGGGAACCTCCCTCCTGAAACATACTTCGGTCGTGGACCTAGCAAGAGCCTTCGCTCCATGACCTTCTTACCTTGAAGTTCTGCCTCAGCGACGTACATCCGTGCATTCAGATTAGTCGCTGACAACAGAACTGAACGAGGCTTGGGCGACAGTTCTGGATGGGTCTCCATCAGAGTGTTGCCCTCTTCGTCCTCCTCTGTGGATGTCTTCTCCTGACAACAGAAGATGACGTGCATTGGCAGATTTCTAAACTTGATGAATGCGTCTGACAGCATCTCACCTAGCTTGAGGTAGCTCTGCCGTGCAGGAGTCAGAGGATCCCTACTCATATCGCGATCGTAGTCGTCCTTCAGGACCCACTTCATTCCGACCGCGGCCATCATTGTGCAGGTGTCCAGAACGAGAACTTTGTAGTCGTGCTTCCCTCCTCTCAGATGCCAGAAGATTGGATCGATATCATCCCAGCGAGCAGCTTCGTAGATATCGACGTTTGGGCGATGTTGAACTGAGTCATAACCGTGCTCATTGAAGTCGATGACGAGTGTCTTCATCTTGGAGGAACAGGCGAAGACGGTCTTCCCTACCTTGTTCCTGGCATAGAGGCACATCTTGAGATACTTGTCGATGTCCTGTGCCGACTTGATCTTCGCTGCGGCACTGGCTGCGTTAGCATCTCTACTCGTCTTCGTCGTCTTCGTCGTCGCCGGCTGAAGGGTCACCGCCATCGGTTACATAATCCTCCTGTTGGATGGTGAAGTTCTTTTCTCGCATCAGAGTCGTGTCGAACCCGTTGAGTTCTGACCGACAGATGTCGTGGTAAGAACATCTCATGCAGTCTCGCGTGATTGTGCGAGTCCATCGCTTCGTCTCATCGATCCTCTTGACCACAGAGAGTGTGTCGAGAAGTACCTCCCTCGTCACTACTGCTTCTCTTGGTAGCTTGTACCGACGAAGGAAATCTGACTGATGCATCATCGGTCGCAAGATGTGTGCGAAGTCGTTCGGGCTATACCCGTTCTCCTTAAGGAAGCGATAGAGAGTCGGGTAATCAGTCGAAATCTTTCGCTTACTCAGGCTCCCATCCTTGTTTAGTTTGGGAATGCTGGGCGGTCGACTCCGAACGTAGTTGTAGTAGATCCCAGCGATCTCGATCCCGTACTGTTCCTGAGCGCCCCAGGGATAGAGCATGAGCTGGGGATCCATGGCATGGAAGCTGGTCGCTTGAGGAATGGTAGACGCGGTCTTGTGATCCCAGAGCCACAGGGTGTCGTCATCCGTGTCCCTCATGATCAGATCGAGCCGACCCTTGAACACGAATTGCTTGCCATTGATCTTGAGTGGTGTCGGTACTTCCAGGATCTGTTCCACCATGTATGGAACGAAGTGATCCTCTCGGTAGTACCAGAGATAGGACTTCATGATACGTTCGACGAGCTCGGGGAACGGTGGCCCGACGGTCTTTCCTCGAGACTGGAGAGCGATCTTCTCCTCATCGAAAAGCTTATCCCACTGCGCCGTGTACTCCCTGTGGCCGATCTTCCAGTCGCCATCTCGGTAGTGGGTTTCAAGGCAAGCATGCACCCAGGAACCCAAGAAGAGTGGGCGCACTTTCCTCTTGGGTTCCAGAAGTTGGTTGTACTTGTAGTCGTACTGTTTCGGGCAGCGGTTGAACGTCTTGATCCGTGATTGATTGAAGTTTACTTGGATGAGATCAGTCATCTAGGCCGCCTGTCATTACTACTAATTATATACTACCCAATGGGGGTTGTCAAGGTTCGCCCCAGTGACTTCCTACACTGACCTCGGCTTCAATCGGAATAGAGAATGTATACCCGAACAGCTTCCTAAGGGGAAGGTGCTCCATCGTCCTCTTCACCAATTCGACGATTTCCGCTACCCGGTCTTCCCTCACTTCCAGGATGATCGAGTCGTGGACGTTGCCGATGATCCGGGCTTCCCGCCTGTCCAGCTTCTGGTGCAGGATTATCATCGCTAGGACTGTCAAGTCGCTCGCGAAACCCTGGACTGGGCTGTTTATTGCCTGGCGCTCGGCTTCCTGTTGGACGCCTTCGTCC